CACCCCATGTACGGTCGTCTAATTTAAGTGTAGCGTTATAATTAAGTTGATTAATATAAGGCAATTTTACACTAATCATAGGAACAAACCTAGGATATTCGTTATAGGCAGATTCCAATACACCTTCGATATGTTCAACACCAAAGTCTAAGGATACCCAATAGTCTTTCTTTAAGCATCCTAGGATAACACTATCCCACGCTTTATATTCTTCTTGTGAGATAGCTCGAGGATTAAAACTTTGACTAGTGCCAAAATAGATATGTTTTACTTTGTTATTCTCTGCTTTTGTAAGAATTTCTTCAATAGGTGGCGTGCCTACAACAAACAATGTAAACATTCCATGACAGATAGTATGTTCGACTTCGTAACCTGTAAAGTAAACGACACCTTGTCGTTCTTCAGTGTTTAGTCCCATTTGATATAACCTCTACTGTAACCGTTTGGACGATCCCCACCATCCGCAAACGCTTGTTGCCATTCAGTGTTACGATTATAACACTGTGTCCAAAAACTATCAACCTCAAGATAACCGTTTTCAATCATCCATACTGCATCTTTCATGCATTGATGGAAGTTTGGATTGCGTGGACTTGGCTTAATAGTGGTACAAGCCTTCCAAAGTTGTTGCTGTGCTTCTTCTTTACTTACTGCTTTTCCAACTGCATCAACGATTAATGCATTGTTATTTAGGTTTATGTCTATACCTAACGCATATTTGCCACTCAAATCAATAACTACATCATAACTTTCAGTAGTACCAAGTAAGAGTATATCTCCCCATAGGTCAATATTACTAGATCCTATGACATCGACATTTTCGCAATGTTTAAATTTAGTTAATGTGTGATAAGCTACCCATGCTAAGAATCCACTGCCAATAATCAATATTTTATCTTGTCTGTTGCAGTCAGCTACGTCAACAGTATTGATACCACATGCAACTGGTTCAATAATATAACGTGGATGCGCTTCAGGAACCCATACATATTCATTTTTACGCACATTATAAGTGTCTGCGTATGCAGGTTCTCCGCGAGTAGCAACATAATCGCCTTTGGCAATGCCTGTGACATTTAAACCAATTTTAGTTACACGGCCAAGCCCTTCATGACCTTGCATATGTAACGGTAGTGGCCCAAAGTCTCCATGCATCATGTCAATATCGCTACGGCACACACCGGTCATAACCGCTTGTACTTCAATATCGTCAAGACCGATCTCTGGCTTGATGTATTCTACTTCTTCAAAGAAGCCTTGTCCTGTAGTTTGTAAACAGCGTGTCATAAATTCTCTATTTGTTGATGTATCCACAGATCTTTAGTTAGTTGGTCTTTCCAGAATTCCATGTTTTCTAAATTATCTACAGCATCTTTAATCATATTATAGTATGCTTCTTCTGGACACCATCCTAATTCAAAGCGTTCTACACTGTTGTCTGGCATTATAAATTCAATAGAACTATCTTCCTCATCTATACTGCGCCAGTTAGCAGCACATTTCCATTTATCGCCGAAATTAATCACACACATATCGTCAACATCATATATGCCGTTGGGATTGATTGAGCCGTACTCTGTGCTGTCAATGTCTTTCAATTCCCAACATGCCATAGCAGTGCTACCATTTACTAGTTCTCTACGCCATTCGGGATTCATAGCAATATACAAACTAAGTAAGTGTGGCATGAGATCTCTGCTTACTCCGCCAAATGCAAGTTCTTTAGTAGTAAACCAACTGCCTGGACTAGGAATACAATTCTTTCTAATCCAACGTATTTTTACAGTTTTGGCCTTGCTTGCTAATTCTTTTAAATCAGCAATGTTACTGCGCCACATGTTGTTTTTAACCATCATAAACCTTGTTTGAGGATTAGATAGTAAAACATTGCTCCATGCAGTACTTGTGCTCACGCCAGGCTTTTCAATAAAAACAATTTTAGCATAAGGTGCTATTTGTCTAGCAATACTGGCATGTGTAAAGTTGGGTGTACAAATATGTACAGTATCAAAAAAACCGTAAGCAATTGCTGCAGGTTGCACACTAGGAAAATTTGCATCCTTACTGATGTCTTGATCCACTGTGACAACTTCGTGACCAAGTTTTTCTAGTACAGTTTTATATAACTGTCCAATACCCATACCTATAACTAGACTACGCTTGCTCATTTTTCTTTTCCTCGTAGGATTTAAACATTCGAGTTACATCTTCCATACGTTCAGCAAACACATGCGGCGCCAATTCGCTTGCAGCTTTCATATCCCAATCGCTGGGATAATGTCGCAAACAACTTCTTGCTTGATCTTTAATTGCTTTTGGAACTCGAGGAGTAGTTAAGATCTGTAATAAAAATCTCTGAGTCTGTACTACTGCTCGATATCTTTCATCAGGTAATGTCATGTACACTAGCCTCTAATTCGTCTAGTTTATCAATTGCAGATTCGTCAAAATCTACTTCATCTTCTAATTGTACACTATTTGTGTCTACTTCTTCAAAGAATTCGGTAAACATAGTGTTAGCATTAACCGTTTTCTTACCAGTAGCACCGCGTGTACCGGGAATAGCTTGCCAAAATTTATCGTAATAATCAATTATAGCAATAGCAGTTTCTCGATCCAGAGCACTAAAAATAGCATCTACTACATCTTTGAAATATAGTCGTTCAAATTTTTCATCTACTAACATAGCAGGACATAATCCAGCATCGTATTGTCGATTGGCTTCTTGTACGCTATTCAAATGCAACCATACATTATGACCCATCATGATTGCGTATGTAAAACTATCCCAACTTGTCTTGCCTTCTTTACCTATCTTATTTAGGTCTCCAGGCCCATAGATGCAAATATCTTTAACTTCAACTCCGTCCATTAACGGACTAGTTGTAAACGATTCAAAGTGTTTATCTTGTACTACTACGTCTTGAAACAAACGTGTGTCCTTGGCATATTTCTTGTTGTCTAAACTAGGCAACATACGGTATAACCATTTTCCACGATCTACAATTTCTGTTTGTACATAAATCTGTCCGTTAGCAGTAGCAAGGAAAGGACTTGCACAATCGAAGCTGATTGTAAAGTCTGGATTATGATGTTTACGAACAGCACGTTGAATGTCTGTTAACAGTAGTGCCCATTCCAATTTGCTTGTGCCTAAAAAGTGCATCCAATCTTGATGACCTTGTTCTAACAATCCATCAAACTTTAATGCTACTAATCTGCGTAGTACTAGATCCACGTCACACATGTTTTGTCCGCCCATTGCCCAGCCGTTAAATGGTCGATCATACTTGGTTGGGTCACAGAAATCTTTCATCTGTTGATACCAATCTTCTGCTTGTTTGTGAGTTTCACCTTGTAGCACGTTCAAAAATTTACAAGCGCCGGTACGATGTTTAATAAAATATTCATTATTGTACTTGGTTGCAGCAACTGCTTGCGGATAATTAGCAACACCGCTATTCTTAGCACCAACTGGACTACGACCAACCCATGCTGGAATATCAAGCACCATACCATAGTCCATGAGTGCATCCATCCATGTTAAAACTTGCTCACGTTTCTTTTGCGCTGCATCTATTTTGGCTTGATAAAGTTTAACATGGTCAATCTTAGTCATTTTAGGATTGCCATTTTTATCTAGTTTAGGGTTACCAGTGGCATCCAGTTGTGGCACTAGTTCAACACCTCGAGCAACGGCTTCAGCCATACGTTGTGCAACTACTGGCCCAGTTGGATCATTCCACTCACCTTCCCATACACCTTTACCAATTTGGAATCCACCGGAATCGCCTAATACCCAACTAGTGCTACGATCTCTGTTACGAAACATGTCTTCACTTGGATCTGGTTTAGACAAATCCAAGTTTGCATGTCCTGCTGAATACAAACAATGATCAAAGTAAAATGCCGCATTGGGATTCAAATAGTTCATTGCTTCAATACCCATGGGCCCAAAGCTCTTAGGAATACGTGCAGGATCTACATAGTTGCTGTAGCGTTGCTTACCTATATACGTACTGTAAAAACCAGATGTAGCTGGCAAGAAATATGCGTAATCGCTTTGATGTGCTGTTAAATTTTTATTCAAGTCGACCCCACTTTATTTTTAACCAAATTCTTTCATGTATGTAATAATCGATACTTAGCAATATATGTAATGCTGTAGCAAAACCAGTAGCACTAGTAATATCTCCTGTAAACAAATATGTCCATAGGATAGTAAACAACCATGCTGTAACACGGTATGTTAACATTCTTACTACTGTTCTTTTTTTAGTTTCCATTACTTGCTCTGTGCTGGAAGAATATAGTCGTATGTTGCTAATCCGCTATCTACAGTAATATTCAAAGCACCTGCATCTGCAATACGTACAGTCTTGTCACCTGCCAAATTTAAAATACTTTGCACTTGACTAACAGGCCACGACCATGTTTGACGCAATTTACCAGTAACACCGCTTTGGAACACAAAAGAACCTGCGTGTGTACTTGCATCGCCAAAACTAACAACTAGATTGCCATTGTCTGTGCTAACTTTAAAAGTATTTTCTTCTGTGTGAGCATTAGCTTGGAACTTCAAACGTTGAATACTAGCCATGGTTGGCTCAAATTCAATATCCCACTTTGCACCTTTGAACTTAACAGTTTTCAACAAGTCGTTGATAACGTTTTCATTCATAAAGCGATAGTCGTTTTCAAAGTCTCCAGCGCCGTTTTGAAAGTGCAAACCTGTTGGAATGTCTTCACCGTTACGTTGCTGTCTAACAATCTTAATGGTAAAGTTCTCTTTGTATTCTGGACACTTAAGGTGTGTATCCAACTTGTTCAAGTTAGGCATACCAAATGTGCCATCCAAGTTTTCCACCGGATCTTTTGTTTTAGCATTAAGTATAACGCTACGGTCTTCAGCCATTGACTCAATTACAGTCTCTTTATCACTAGATGTGATTTTGACTAAAGGTAAAATACCTAGGCTGTGTGTATGAGCTACTAGGTCTTGTAAAAAATCTTTCATATTAATCTCCATGTTTGTTTATTATATAGGTTTTTGTGACTATGTCAATGTATTTTTTCTTCAAAACTCAAACAAGCTATTGAAGGTATTCTTTTCTTCTGTACTACCAATATCCCATTTTAGAACACCAATCAAGTTGTCTAATTTTTTATCGATAACAGTGGCTTCCATCTCTGCGTGTTCAAATGGTAAATCTTTGAACCACTGTGGCAACCGTAATTCGTCTACAGGATATGCAACACTGGTAAAGCCCATTGGGTTTTGTTTGAGTTTACAAACAATAACCTTAGCACCGTCAGTGATATTCATACTGTATTTGTCGTCAAACATACGCTTCAATGTATTCCAGTTGATACTAGCACGTACATGCCCAGGCATATTTGCTTTGCCTTTCTTTGCTTCACTTGCTTGATATTCTGTAATGTTGTTGGCACGTTTAGGACTGCCTTTCTCCCAACCTGGTCTGGCTTTGAATCTAATTCTAAATTCAGTAATATGATCCAACACTTCATGCTCGGGCTTGCCCATCAGTACCATTTCAAGAACATCGCTTAAGAAGTTTTGAATAAATTCTGGAGTATCACTGCGCTTGAGGTCCAATCCCATGGCCTTGATCTTCCCAGGTTTGCCATCCACATCTGTACGCTTGCCTTCTTTGTCGTAATACAACACAGCATAACGTTTCTTAGTAATGAACAGGCTTTTACTGCCAACAATCTCTCGACCTGCTTTGATAACTTCTCCACGGCTCTTAGGACAATGGAAATAGTCCAGCATAAACTGTGGAAAGGTAGTGTTAACTTCTTCACCAATCTGGTCATAAAGCTGAATTACGTTTTCTCTACTCCACGGAATAGCACCACTATCAATATCTTTCTGTAATGTCTTGTACGCACTGAAATAGCAACTGTCAGTGTCGCCGTATATAATGGCCTTTCCTCTGTAATCGTAATCGCCAGTTACAATTTCATTGACCTTGCCAGCCATGTGTTTAACAATTTGACGACCGGTTAGCGTAGTACTCTGCCCAATACGCTTGTCAAAAAACCTACAACCGCTGTTAAGAATAGCACCATACAAACTATTAAGGTTAATCTTTTTAACAAGCTGTCGTTTGTCCCAATATTCTTCTTCAACTTTATTTCCTGCTTTGATAGCATCTTTTAATTTGGCCTGCATCTCTTTACGTTCACTATACCAACGCTTTAGCAAGCCGGGGATGATACCTTCTTTTTCATATGTAAAGATAGTACCATTGGCACTGAGCATCCAAGGTTGATTACTTTCGTAAATCAATCTGTATACTTCTGCGGCCGATACCACATCGCTATCGCCATTCTCCCAGTCAATGGTTATATCAGTGCCAATCTCTTGTGCCATTACTGCTTCGTATTCTAAACTGCCAAACACACCTTCCCACGCGGCCGCAAACGATTTGCCTTTGGCCATTTGTGCTTCAATGTGTTCTTCGGTCATTGTTTGACGTAACTGACCAATAATAGTTTCTGGACCCATGTTAAGTGCTCTAATAGCACTTGGGTAAAGACTGTTGATGTCTAATGATCCGATCCAGTCATGTATGCCTTCTTTAGGATGTGCCACATACGCACCTGCAGCACCTGCGTTGTCTTCACGCTCGCTCATCTTAGTACGATTAGGCACTTGAAATCCTCTGCGATGGCTTTCGTTAATAATAGCTTGCTCAGTTACAGCCACAGCACCCATTGTGGTCTGTAGCAACACTGTGTTTTCATGTGCCAGTGTGTTGGCAAGATCCATGAATTTTAATTTCTTATCCAAGTCGTCAAGCAGTTTACAGTCGTTGATGTTGTATTCAACGAATGTTTTAAAATCATTGTTGTACAACTGATCCAGGGTGCCTTCGTATTGTGTTTTACGTTGACCCAGTTCATATTCTGCAATGGCATCTAGCCTGTATGTATGACGTTCTTCATATGTGTACTTGCGATATAATTCAAGATAATCCAAGTGTACACGACCAATATAATCATATGTTACACTATCACGACCAAACTTTTCATATTCTCTGCGTTTAGGAAATTGATCAAACAAACAAAAACGTCTTGTATCTTCTTTGCTCAATACTTTGGTAACACGATTAGTTGTGTAAGGTACGTCAAATCCTTCACTGTTCCATCCACTAATAACGTCTGCGTCTTGAATGAGATCCAAGAACATGTCTAACAAGCCTGCTTCATTATCAAACAAGTATGTGTTAGGAAAGTCCTTGACCATTTCCTTGGCTGCTTCCATAGTAATGGTCTTTGGAGGCACAGCCATACAAACCATTGTTTCCATCCATTGTAGGTAAACAGCAATAGCAGTGATTGGCATAAATGCATCGTCTGGACTAGCATAGCCACGCTCTGGATCGAAGTCTACCTCAATATCGAAAAACGCTACATTTAACTTTGGAGCATCTTGATTTAAGTAATGTTCACTTAGTGTTACAAAGATTGGATTAATATCTGACTCAAATACTTCTTTGCCACTGTTAATGGCTTGTTCTTTTCTGAGTTCTTTTGTGTTCTTACAGACAATGCGTGTTAATGCATCTCCGTAAATTGATTGGAATTTGCCGCGTGGGTCTTTAACATAGAACGTGTGTTTGACAGGAATGTCACGGAACTCACGCTCGCCTTTTTTGTTGCGTTCAACCACTTTAACGATGTCGTTCTCGCGGTCAAACCATGCGTCTACATAGCTCATAATTCTTCTCCATGCAATTTGAGGCTTGCACATACCTTCATGCGGTTTATTGGCCCGCCGACCTTTCGTGTGTACTACTTATTAGATACGCTTGGTGATATCCAAAATTGCTTCAATTTCTTCCCAATCTTCATTGTGAGCTGACCAGTCGCCTTTGTGTGCAATTTTGATTGCACGATTAATAATACTAGGTTTTACCTGTAATTCTTCTGCCACTGCCTTGACTGTTTCTTTCAAGCCTACTGATAAGTCTTCAATTTCACGTAGCACTGTACTACCTTCCGAAATTAAACGCTCTAGTTTTGCCTTTTCTTCTGCACCGTATGATCGACCTGACATTGATATCTCCTTAACTATATGCCTATTATATACTACTTATCTTGTAAACGCAACCTTTAGAGGTGGAAATGGCAGAAATTAATCTGCCATTTATTTGATTAACCGCGGGCTATTCTTAACCAGCGAGCCAATTCGTCATCACTTTCTGTAACTTGACCCTTGTTGTTAATAGTTGTTCCTGCTGGAACTTTTGGAAGTGTTATAGTTTGAGTTGGCGATGATGTAGTGCCTGCTGGACTTGCAGCCTGTCCTGAAGTTGCAGGTTTGGCACTTGCTACCGACTGAGTAACTTTTTGTATGGCAGCATTAGCTGGAGCAATGTGGCCTAGCAATCCTTCGTCTTCTGTTGCACCCACACCTTGTATGATTTTTGTCATTTGAGCAATAAGTTGTTTTTGCTCTGGAGTCAATTCGCTAGGAGTTGTTGGCATTGAACCTTGTCCGCTTCCACCGCCTGCTGGTGTATCAGTACCAGTTGTTGTGCTACCGCCACTTCCGCCGCCTTCTTCTCCACCAGCTGGTGCTTCGTCACCGCTTAAAGCGGCCATGGTTCCTGCACCTATTGCAGCAGCGCCACCTAAACCTAGTGCCAATGCCTTTTTAGGATTAGCTTTAGCCCATCCTGATAATCTACCTGATTGTTTAGCGGCTTGGGCTTCTGCTGATGCAGCAGCTTTTTCGGCAGCACTGAGTTCTTTACCAGCTACACCTGCAACATCATCTGCGGCTTTACCAGCAGCACTGAGTTCTTTACCAGCTACACCTGCAACATCATCTGCGGCTTTACCGGCAGCACCTGCAACATCATCACCGGCTTTGACCATTGCGTTCATTGAGCCGCCTAATTCTTTACTTGCAGCTCTGCCTGCATCCACGGCGTTATCTGCAGCGGCCTGTGCTCTAGCGGCCCCAATGCTACCAGTAGCAGATAATGTTCCAGGAGTAATTGCTGCGCCAGTAAGATCTTTAGTCACAGGAGCAGCACCTGGCAAGTCAGCTTTTGCTGCATTAGGGTTGTTAGCTCGTCTTGTGTAAACAGTATTGGTAGTTGTTGCTGGTGGTTTTGTAGCAACTTGCGCTGCTTTCTTTTCACCTGCACCAAATAGTCTACCAGCTGCGCCTTTGGCTGCGTCATAGCCTTTGCCAAGCCATTTTGTTGCACCAGCCAAATCATACTCTGCTAAAAATTGTGCATCCCACTGAATATTTTCAAGCAATTCTTCGTCTGTAATCAATACGCCGTTGTCATCGATAACAGTATTGTCTGGCCTTAACCATACTTTATATACAGTATCTTCTTCTAAACTCCATTGACCGCTTTCAATCATGGCCAATTTTTGTTGAATTGATTTGATATCTTCTGCAACTGTGGTTGCACGACTTTCTGCAATTCCTGCCTTGGCCATTGTGGCTGGATCTGCTTTACCTGTAACAGGTAGTCCTTGACCTTTCTGATAAGCCATGATGGCTTTTGCAGTGTTTGGACCCATCTTGCCGTCGATTTGAGCACCAACTAAACCAATTGCTTGTTGTAATGCCCCAATACGTTTGTCGCCGCCTGCACCAACTAGTGTATTGAGATCGGATTTTTGTTTAACTACGTCAACAGCTTTTTGAGCAGCAATGTTAGCACCCAACACTCCTGCTATTTTAGCTCCAGTGGCCACATTGGCACCCGCACCTAAAGCTCTTGCGCCTTTAGCAGCCATTGCACCTACCGCACCGCCAGGAATTGGAACAGCTAACGAGCCTGCTACATTACCTGCCCCATATAGCCATGGACTACGTGTCTCTGCTTCTTTACTTGCAGCGGCTTGTTTAGCTAATTCGTCTTTGTATGTTCCTGGACCAAATGCACTTTTAACACCGGCAGCAATGTTGTCACCAGTACCTAATGTAACTCCATTCCAAGCGCCTCGTCCAAAATCACCAGCATCTTTGCCAAACTGGTCCATACTGTATTCATCCAGCTGGTCATCCTCAAAATCGTAACCAAAACTTTCAGTTAGTGCTTGGGCAATACTTGAATTGTATTCTACACCTTCTTTCTGGAAAGCATTAACACCTAACCCGCCAACAGAGCCACCAGCTAATCCGCCTAGTGCTTGACCAACGCCTTTGAATCCTGCCTTCTTGGCTAATTGTTGACCAGCTAGTGCGCCTGCTGCTATGCCTGCACCAACGCCAACTTTTTGCCCAACTGTTTTCTCTTTGTCTTTAACCGGAGGTTTAACCACATTAGGAGGAGTAGGCATTGGAGCCTGTCCTTTCAATGTTGCTAACAATTGATCTCTCAGTTTGTCTAACTCTTTCATGTTGGCATCTGTTGGATCTTGGCCTGGGTCCGCTGGTTTGTCTGTTACTGGAGCAGGTGTTGGTGTTGGAGCAGGTGTTGGAGCAACTGGTTTGTCTAGGTCTGCTAGTTGTTGCGGACTAATACCAGCCACTTGTGTTGATCCAAACAATGTTTTCTTTTCAACAGGAATAACTTTCAATCCAGCTGGACCTAACACTTTGTACATTGCAACTGATTGAGTTGATGTTGACGCTGGGTCAGCAAGCCATTTGTATGGATATGGTTTAGCGTCGCCGCCTTCGCCGCCACGCCCACTTGCATCACCGTAGTAGATAATACCAGTTTTAGGATCAATAGCATCGCCCAGTCGACCAATATCACTTAACGGTGTGGCCATCAATTTCTTAACTTGAGCTATAGCTGCTTCTCTAGCATCTTGTGCTTTGTTGGCTTGATAGTCGATACGTCCGGTAGCATCTGCTTCTGCAATAGTATCTAGTTTGGTCATTAGGTCACGTATATTCATTTCATTCTTCCTGATTATTTTATAGAACACTTAGGAACTATCTTGCCGTCCTTAGTTTGCATTCCTGTTTGTACTTGTCCTGTACGGCAAGTACTAGTTTTCTTTTTTGGTTTAATTGCTTTAGGAGTAGC